GCTTACCGCTCTTGGTATTTCAAGCGCCGTATTGAGGAAATCGAAGCAATCGGTATTGAGCGTGACCTAGCAGGTTTGCCAGTTGCTTATGTGCCACCTGAGTTTCTTTCATCTACTGCAACAGCCGAGCAAGCCTCAGTTCTAGCAACTATTCAAAACATCGTTACATCTATCAAGCGTAACGAGCAAGAAGGAATTGTCATGCCTTCTATGTATGACGACCAAGGACACAAAGTATTTGATTTAGTTCTTCTATCTTCAGGCGGTTCTCGTCAGTTTGATACAGACAAGATTATTCAGCGCTATGACCAAAGAATTGCTATGTCAATCCTTTCTGACTTTATTCTTCTTGGCTCTGACCGAGTTGGCTCTTATGCCCTTGGAACTTCCAAGATGGATTTGTGGTCAATGTCAGTTGATTCAATCGCTAAAAACATTGCTGAAGTAATTAACCAACACGCTATCCCACGCCTGTTAAAACTTAACGGCATGGATGTTTCTCGCGCTCCTTATCTAACATACGGTGAAGTAAGCCATGTTGATTTGAATGAGATTGCTGGATTCGTTGGTAACTTGGTTGCTTCAGGTGCAATAGTTCCTGACCCTAAGTTGGAAGAGTATCTACGCGACTTGGCTGGTCTGCCACCTGCCGAACACGATGGACAGAATTTTGGTATGCCTCCTATGCCTGAAGGTGAAGGAATTCCTCCTATGCCTGAAGAACCAACAACATCAGGCGAAGAAGAATTACCTCCTGCTCCTACTCAAACTGAGGCTCCGAAACTTCCTGAAGTTGGTTAGAGATGGCAATTCATTTTGCTAAGGCGCGAGAAAAGCGAGTTCCTCTAACACCTCAAGAGCAAGCCCTTGCTCGTACTTTGTACGACTCAATTCAGCGAGCCACGGACAAAATTTCTATGAAGCAACTTGAGAGTCTGCTTCGCAATATGAATCCCGAAACTTTAGAGCGCTTGCTTGAAACAATCACCATTGCCAATCAAAAGAAAATTCAGCAAAGCCTTTTAGCCTCTATTGACCTTGGCGGTAAAGAGGCGATTGAGCAGATTCAAAGCATTGCTCCAAAATTAGCCTTGCCAGCCTTCTTGCCTTCTAAGGTAAAGGTAGATAACAAACCTGCGATGGCTAACATGGAGTTCACCAAACTTCCAGCATGGGCGCAACCTAAGCCACCTAAAGTCGAATTTGTAATGTCTTTTGATAAAACAAACCCAAACTCTTTAGCCTTTGCTCAACGCCGTGCTGGAGAGTTGATAGTCTCGATTGATTCCCTTACCCGTAACTCTGTTCGCCAAGCAATCATTGATGCTTTCAATGAGCAATTAGATTACAGAGCAACAGCCCGAAGAATTAAAAATGTCGTAGGACTTCATCCTCAATGGGCAAAAGCAGTTACTAACTTTGAGAAGAAAGAGTTTGACCGTTTAGTTAAGAGCGGAATCAAAGAGGCAACCGCTCGCGCTCGCGCAATAGAACGCTCAACCCGCTATTCAAATTCTCTTAAGAGTAAAAGAGCAACGATGATTGCTCGTACAGAGATTCAAATTGCTCAGAACGAAGGACGCCAAGAGGGATGGAATCAAGCGGCTAAAGAGGGTTATGTAGATGTTGAAGCACAAAAGATGTGGGTCATTGCTCAAGATGAACGCACTTGCGAAATTTGTAATGAACTAGATGGTGAGATAGTTCCTTGGAACGAAACATTCTCCAGCGGTCATGAGACCCCAGGCAGAGTTCATCCTAATTGCCGTTGCACCATGGTAATTATTCCACCTGATAGGCGTCGTTAATGAGCATCACAATCGCCTTGCCTATCGGCTATAAACCAGTTTTCAAACATGGCGACCATGACCAAAGTTCTCATGGTTCTTGGGCGAGTGGCAATTTTGATGAAGAGTCTGAGTATGAACCAGCCCTAGGCGCATATAGCGAGCGCTATGGAGTGGATAGCGATGGTAACCGAGTCGGAGTTTCCGTAGAAGAACATGACGCTATTGATGATTACTCTCAAAATGGATATAAAAGAATCAATGAATATCTAAGAAGCAGACAAGAAGAAAGAACAGAATTAGACCCTGCCGAGGCAAAGTCAATTATTGAAAATGATGAGAGTCTTTATTTACGGGCGATAGATGAGTACAGCGAGAATAACGAAGTCGGAGCAGAACTCACAGAGGCAGAATTAGAAGATGCCGTTTATCAGTTTGCCACAAAACATGGAGGAGAACTTCTCGAACGAGTAAACAGCGGTGAAACTCCTATGGCAGAAAGAAACCAAAGAGATGTTGAGGCTTTAGATAAATTGATTGATGAGTCTCCAGCGCTCTTTGGTGACAAAACCTTGTATCGCGTGTTCTCAGATAAAGTTTTAGAAAATCTTCAAGAGGGCGACATTATGCGAGACCCAGCATTTCTTTCTACTACTCGCATTGATGTAACCCAAGAGGGGCAGTCCAGCGCTCGCACTTGGATGGGCGGTATTAAAGAGACACCCGATACCGTCGGAGTAATCCTGCCAAACGAAACTGGAAGCGGTAAAGGCTTTGCAGTAGATATTTACCGTACCTCTGTTGATGACACAAGCACCGTTTCAGATACAGAAAAAGAAATTTTACTTCCTAGAGATACACCTCTAAAGTTCCTCGGATATAAGACAGATGTTGGAACTGAGGCTCGAGTCGCGGTCTTTCAGAGGATGGACAAATGAGTAAATTCCTAACTGACACGCTAGACGGCATTAAGATTACCCGCGCCAAAGATGTTGAAAAACACGGAGACCATGACCAGTCAAGCCATGGCTCATGGGCGCACGGGGTCGAGGTAGCCCCTGAGATTGTCCGCTCAACCCTTGAGAGGGTTAAAGAGAATGGCGGTCTCTCAGTAAGCCTCAAAGACGGTTCTGAGCCTACTAAGGGCTTTATGGTTGCCAAGGGTAAGAAGTTCGCGGCGATAGTCAAGGCTGACGATTTTTTTGATGAGGCTAAAGGCGCTGAGATTCTTTCCTCCTACATGAAACAACATAAATCTGAGTTCAAGAATTCGAATAACTACCTCGGTTTATGGCATAATACAGATGATGGACAGGTTTACCTTGATGTTTCCGAAAACATTGAGGACGAGGGGGAGGCTATCTCTCGGGGTCGTGACCGCGACCAAATCTCAATTTGGGATGTAGCAAACTTCAAAGAGATAGATACAGGAGGAACAGGTGGCATCGAAAAAACTCGAAGCAGTAGAACTGCCCGATATGTCGAACATGACAGACGAGCAGATAGACGCTTACGCCAAAGAGATTTGGGCGAAGTTAGCAAAACCCTCAAAGTAATTTATTTTGATTACGGGTTAAAACCAGTAATCAAACACGGCGACCATGACCAATCCGAGCATGGCAACTGGGCTAGAGGTTTTACCGAGGATGAAATTGCTCGCATTGAAGAGATGCGTGGTCTTGGTCCATCTTTAGAGGACTTAGATAATGTCTTAAAAGAAAATGATACGGAATACACAGACGAACAATTAAAACTTGTTGTCGAAAACGATAGTGATTTTTATACTGACGCTACTCGAGACATTGACGAAAAAGTGGATGAGCGTCTCCGTAAACTTCAAGAAGAATTTCCTAATCACGAATATACTGAACAGGAAAAAGCAACTATCTACGAAGATGTCCAACGCGAAATGATTGAGGACTATGTAGAAAACTATCGAGATAACTTGGTTGAGTCGCAACAAATTATGGAACCCTCGGCTCAAGACCCTGAAGAATTAGTACCATTCTTTCAAGAAGTCTATGGAGTTAGCCATACTGGAACTAATCCTGATGGACAAGAGGTAACTCTTAATACAAACATTGGTCAAGTATTTCGAGATGGCAATAGCATTTATGTGCGTGGAGATATTACCGATGAAGAGGGCAACATGGTTGGTGAAGTATCTCGGCGCTTCTTTCAAAAAGATGGAGTATGGAATGTTGAGCATGAAGTCTTAGCAATTCCCGACCCAACTTATCAAGGAACAGGTTTTGGTAAAGCAATTATTGAACAATCAGAGGCTTGGTACACAGCCCGAGGTATGGGATATATCGAGGTTGGTACAGCATGGGATGGCGCTCGCCATTGGGCGCGAGCAGGTTATGACTGGAAGCCTGACCGAGTTGCTGACAACTTACAAACGATTGCTAATAATGTTGAATATGTAGATGGATTTGAACGAGGCACTCCAGCAAGAGCAGAATTTGACGCTTTAATGAGTAGAGCAACCGACGGCTACAACCCAACATTTTCTGATGAAAGCGGTAACGAATATCCTGCTTGGGATTCAGTTAAAAGCATGAAAGAAGATGGTTTCCCACTACCCGCTGAATTCGCAAACATTGGTTATACAAAGGGTGCAACAGAGTGGGCTGGTAGAAGTTTGATGTATGACTTGAGATTAAAGTACACAAAGTCATTAACCGCTGAAGGTCAAAAACTATTAGACGGTCCTATTGACCACGATGGCGACGGATTGATTTATGATGGAACAGCCCGTGAAAAGCCAGCGCCAAGTCGCGGAAATAACTAAATAGGGGTATAATTAGATTATGACAAGTAGACGAGAAAAGCAAAAGGCTATCCAAGAGGCTTACGCCAAATGGTCTGAAAAAGTTGCCTTTACTTCCTATACGGGCGCCGATGAAAAAGATGAAACGGTACTCATGGAAGAAATTCAAACCATACTTCAAGGAAATAAACCCCAGTCAGAATAGTGTGCGCTATTCTTAGAACATGGCGGATATTGCTCCTAAACTAATTCATCTAAGCGCTGAGAAACTACTCGCGCTTCATAAGAATGTCCATAAGTCAGCCTCTCCCACCTCGGCTGAAATCGAGGTTCATCACACCGTTCTCAATGAGATGGCTAGACGCAAAATGGAACGCCCGAAAGATGATTGGGACAACTATGAAATTCTTATTGATTCAATCGACAATGTAGACCTAACCAGCCTTAGCGGATTACCAGCCGAAGCCGTCTTAGATGTTATTAAAACTACGGGTGATACCGAAGGCAATATCAAAACTTTTTTAACTGTCAATGGTTATCAGATGCGGATTGAGCCAGTTGAAAAGCGTATCCAAGAAGAAGATGGAAAATGGGTTGTTTACAACGAGGCTGGAACTAGAAGTTTTGGAAGTTATGATTCTAAGGAAAAGGCTGAAGAGCGCCTAAGACAAATCGAGTTTTTCAAAGCCGAAGAAAATTACAAACCTCCTCAATCAGTAAGAGATGCGGCGCAACGAGCAATCGAATGGATTGATGCTGGACTTGCTGGTGATGGATTTACAAGAGTTGGAAGAACAAGAGCGGGTCAATTAGCCCGAGGCGAAAGTGTTTCTCTTGAAACATTAAAGCGAATGAAATCTTTCTTCTCTCGACATCAAGGAGACAAAACAGCACTTGGCTTCAGCCGTGGAGAAAAAGGTTTTCCTAGCGGTGGAAGAGTTGCTTGGGACGCTTGGGGCGGAGATGCTGGATTCGCTTGGGCAGAATCAATGGTGGAACGAAATGAAAACGAAATTGAAAAGCACGGAGACCATGACCAATCCGAACATGGAAGTTGGGCTACTGGTGACGGTGGTGGAGAAAATAAGGGTTCGACTGGTCGCCCCGCTATGGCACCTGATAAACCCGCATCATCAGAGCGAAGCCCTGACGCGGTTAAACAAGCCGAAAGAATTAGAAGAGATGCTGAGGCAGTCGAGCCTGTAATCACATCTTTGATGGAAGGTATTGCTAAAACTATTGATGCTGACTTTGCAGAACTAGATGGCAAGAGTTCCCTCGAACAAAGATTAAAGTCCACAGATTCTCTTGCTCGCAAGATTGATGCCGATGCTGAAAAAGACCATGGTGGAGATAGAGAGAAAGCGGCAAACGCAATTTCCGATGGTGTTCGCTACACACTTAATGTTGATGAAAATAATTACACAGATGGTGTGGAAAGAACAATTAAGGCAGTTGAAGAAACTGGTTGGAAAGTTGAATCAGTTAAAAACTTTTGGCAAGCAGGTGACCCTTATGACGGCACCAATATCAAACTCAGTAAAGATGGGGTCAAGGTTGAACTACAACTCCACACTCCAAACTCTCATAGAGTTAAAGAAGTAGATTTACACGATGACTATGAGACTTACCGTACTTCTAAAGACAATACACAGCGTCAAGCCCTTTGGGACAGAATGGTTGATAAGGCTAAGGCAATCCCTCGCCCAGCCAACATGGGCAAACTCTTAACCCTTGGAACGCTCGTAGTCCAAACTTATGAGACCGCTCAACAGGCTGGATTGACTAAATCAACTGGGGTTGATATTATGTGGACAATAACGAGAGGAGGTATAGCCGTATGCGGTATTTCGCAAAACTAGGCGCCAATAACGAAGCGATAAACATTTATCGTTTTGAACGCGGAAAAACAGCCATGGTCGAGGACAGATGGGATATTCGTACAAAGAGTTGGGTAGACAATCCCGATGCTGATGTTGTGCGCTATCTAGTTCAAGGCGAAGGTGAATTCCAAGAAGTTACCGAAGAGGTAGCCCGACAGATTTTCCCTGATGCCTTTACTGAAAGTGCAACAAAGGCTCTAGGTAAGTTTGACCTGCAAAAAGCCGAAGGCGAAAAGCGTTACACGCTTGGAGCAATGTATATCCCCGACATGGAAGATGCTCACGGAGAGTGGACAGATTCAGACGAACTACAAAGAGCGGTTTGGGATTATGTTCGAAGTAATGACCGTCGTATCCGTTTACAACATAACCGTGATGTAGTTGCTGGAGAATGGGTAGAAGTTATGGCGTTCCCATATTCATTGACCGTTCCTATCAAGACTCCTGAAGGCGAAGATTTAGAACACACCTATCCACCTAACACAGTTTTTCTAGGTGTGATTTGGGAGCCTTGGGCTTGGAACATGGTGAGCGAAGGAGCGATTCGTGGCTATTCAATCGGCGGAAAAGCAGAGCGTTTATTCGTTGATATAGACTTAGAGAAGAACGAACCAACGGTGTCAGATGTACATATTGATACAATAATGTCCCCGTCAAAGAAAAAACCTAAGAAGGAAGAGACTGTATGAAAAAAGATTTAAGAATGTTGCTTGAACTTCGCAAAGGACCTTTGGCTGGTATGGACGAAGATGAGTTTGCAATGATTGAAGAAGATGTTAGAAAGTTCGGATTCAAGGGTCTTAGCGGATACGCAAAGTCAATGGTTATGGAAGCAATGCGCCGTATGGGTAAATCCATAAATGAAACTGTTGCTATTAAAAAAAAATTAGTATTAAGTAAGGCTGTATCAGTCGGAGATAAAGTTGAGTGGGATACTTCAGGCGGTAGTGCTGAGGGTAGAGTTTTAAGAATTGAACGCTCGGGCAAAATCAATGTTCCTGATTCATCATTTGAAATTGAGGGAACTGAAGATGACCCTGCGGCGTTAATTGTTTTATACCGTGATGGAAAACCAACTGATACTAAAGTTGGACATAAGGTTTCTACTCTAAAAAAAAATTAGATATTGAGAAGCACGGCGACCACGACCAGTCTAGTCATGGTGGCGATGGTGATGATTCAGAGGGCGAAGATTCTTCAGAGCCTAAAAACCCAAAGCGAGATTTTGTTCCTTACAAAGACGACTCTGAAGGCGAGTTTTCGGATTTAGATTATGATGACCCAAAGTGGATGGACACAATGGATTATCCTAGAAAGAAGAACTAATGTTTAGCATCATTGATGACACGATGAACATTCTTAAGTCGATGAATCTTGATGCTCAAAGAGTTTCAACCCCGCCTGGGTATGCTGGAATTCAAGTAAATCTGCCCAACGACGCTCAAGCCTTTTTCGTATGGACGAAGATAGACCAAACTGATTATCACTTTAGATTGGCTCGTTTTTGGGCTAACGAAAACCCTTTTTCAATGTGGGTATCGCCAAATTTGATTGAAGCCTTGGCTAAGACAAGAGTTATGGCTAACCAATAAAAGGCTCGAATTACACCTATGGTATTCTAAGCGTGTCAAGACCCGAGGTTAGTTTTATTAGCCCTATGCTAAAAAAACTTACCTCTAGTTTGTTAGGAGCATAAATTGGCAAAACCCCGTACCCGCAAAATGGTGAATCTTGCCATCGAGGAAACGAGTGGCGTAGACCATCCAGCGCACTTACATGAAGGTTGGCTTGTAATGAAGTCAGCATCCGAATCTGAAGTTCAGAGGGTTCTCGACAAATCGCTGACCAAGGAGGACTCCAACATGGAGGATATTAAAACTACCGAGGCAACTGAAGATAAGGTTGAAAAAACCGTTGAGGAAGAATTAGCGATGGCGCAAGCCCGTATCGCTGAACTCGAAGCCAAACTCGCCGAAAAGGAATTAAAGCCTGAAGAGGAAGTTGTAATGGCGATGGACGAG